AGTACCCGACTGGTTATTAATCATATTAATGATGGCACCCTTTAGGTTCAGGTGTTTCATCAACGGTGCACCAAAAGCAGTGAAAAAGCCGAAAGCCATGGGCTCAAAACCCGCGCCGTCGTAGACGTTGATAACGCTCTTCCATTCTTCTAGTGAACCAACCGGTATGAAGTGGTCAGATATGGGTGCGGTATAACTAGATGGTGGGCTGTATCTGTCGCCATCAGCGCAAATCTCAGTATCTCCTATAACAAACGACCGACTGCCCTCAGTCCAGCCGAATTGAGTGCGCATAATTTCTGCTCCTTCTCTGTACTGTAGTTCCTTTGTAAACCTGACAACGTACCCCATTATCGCGTCCATCTGTTTCTTCATAGCGATAACACCGTACCAAGCCAGCTTTTCTCGTAGCTTCTCTGCGGTCAATAGATCAACCGCTGGTAGTGCAAACTCTCTTACCCCGTCCTTTGGGGTATGCAATCTCATCCAGATCACTTCACCGTGCTGTGGGTCTTTCATACGCTTGACCACGTACAGGTCATGCTCGTAGACCATCACCGCATCTTCGTCACTCTCATCTTCGGACTTCCTGTACACCCCACCGTTTTTACCGCGAAAGTATGGAAACGGATATTCTGGGATGGTGTACTTCACCGGCTTGCTTGCATCTGCCGCTGTGAACTCAACGACGTTATCTTCCGGTGCAGCCTCTGCAATCTCATGCCCTAATACAATCGGCGAAGTTATCTTGCCTTTGTGTGGGCACTCGTTACACCCGTCAGGGTTTAGCCGCTCAAACGCATCACAAGTATAGGGGCCGAGAATACGTGACGCTTTCTCAGCGGTGGAATCGGCGTTGTATTCAGGATGCTTTGACGATATCTCATGGATAGCTGTATCGGCATCCACACAGTACGCCCCGATGGAGAGTGCTGCCCTCCACAGGGGTTCCTCCAAAGTCTCTTGGTTTGCGATTGCATTAGCAAGCTGCTGACACCCGTTACCCTTTTCTGTCTTCAGCATGATGGTCTTGAACCGATGCTGCCGGTTACCCATCAGTGCCTTAGTAAGCTCGTTTACTTGAGCAGGTGCGTAGTCAGGGGCTTCATCTACTGCGCCGACCGTATCGCGGAACGATTCGAAAGTTATTTCCTGCCCGATGCACATAAGCGTGACATCTAAAGGCGGGTCGCCCTTCATGTTCTTTGTTTCTGGAATACGGAGAATAGACGCAGCGTCGGATGTCCTTGCTGGGTCTGCTTGCAATCCTCGTTCGTGGCATACGGTCTTGAGCCTATCGGCTACAGACTTCCACTTCGGGCGTGTCACTGCTTCGGTCAGCACCCAATAAACATGGATGCCCCGACCTGAATCTACTATGGTTGGTTTAGGGAGATTGAGATCAGCACAGAAATGCCTTACCGCTTCTATGCCATCAGCTTGAGTCTCGTACGGCTTACCTTCCCCGCAGTCAATATCTAGCCAGAACGACTTGATATTTTTGACATTATCGCCTGTACGGGTTGTGTTGTTCTCGTACTTAGAGCAAGCGAAGTACACATCGTAATTCTTCGATAGTAAATCGCTTGCTTCCTTATCGACTTCCTCCAAAGTCTGCACGAACACTTGCTTCGGCATACCGGTCTTCTTTAAACCGACCACGCAATACCACCCCTCGTCGGAGAGAATGGTTGACAAGAAGTCTCTTTTTGACATTTTTATAGACGCCGGTGCCGATGTTAAACATTGAACTTAGCTTTTTTGAGCATCTCCCAGATTCGCTCGGCGTTGTTTTTGCGGGGTGACCATTCACCTACAAACCATTTGTAGATAGTCATCCGACTTACACTAAAGTAAGTTGCAACGTCTGAAACTGGGATATCTTTTGCTATGCAGAACCGCCCCAGCGCAACGCCGGGGCTTTCAACACTAGCGGCTAAGTTCGCTTTGACAATCTTCGAAGCATAACCACGGTTGTCCATGATTAGTCATCGGTTGTCCAGCTATTGATTACATCGGCAAAGTCTTTCTTCGAAGCTGGTTCAGCGTTCTTTTTTGCCGTACGTTTCGTCGGTTCTTCAACAGGAGCCTCCGCTGCAGCCTTTTCCGCTGGGGCAGAAATCGACTTCTTCTTGGCGCCGTCGGTAACGGCTGGAGTCTGAACAATAGCTGCTTTAGCTGCTGGAGAATTTCCTTTATCACGGGCAACCTCCCATTCTTCACGGGTCAAGAACCGTACTGGCTTAAACGTCAGCTTCGGCGTAGCCGAGTCAGAGTCCAAGCGCATCTCGGTTACAAGAGTGTTGATGTTCTTACCCTGCGAACCAACGTACTTGGCGTACTGCTGGAACGGCATCTTATCCAGATCGCCACGACCAAAGATCGACTGCGAGGGCAAAGTCAGTTGATACACGTCGCCGTGAATATCGTCGGCTAACAATACAGCAAGGCGCTGCTGATAACGACAGGCGCGAGAATCGCCTTGCCCAGAACCCTTGATGTTTTGTGGGCAACCTTCGCAAGCCGAGCTTTGTGGGAACTCAATACTAGCGTCAGGAGTCTTGCCATCATTCGACCAGCAATCAGGCGATGCGTTCTCGCCGGGGGTGTACTTGCCAGCGTAGAACTGACGTGCGATTTCACGACCACCGTTGATGATGACGACGTGCATTGCACGGTTCTCGTTCTTCGCTACTTCCTCACCAGAAACCATGAGGCGGAAAACGCCACCACGGATAGAGATGCGCTTGACTGAGGTGTTACCTGCAAGTGCTTTTGTGAGGTCATCAAGCTCGACTTCTTTGAGGTAGTCGGGCAGGTTATTGGATTGAAACAAAGTAATGTCGCTCATGGCGTTCTCCTAGTTACTTACGACGGATGGTGATTTCGTACTCGCTATCGATGTTGAGTCCGGGCGGATGCAACTCTGGGTGTTGATCCATAAACTCTTTGATGTTCGATTGGTGAATACGTTTTTCCAACAGCTCCATTGCACTGTGCTCTTGCATGAATCCGTAAAAACTATCCCAATCGTTAGTCCAGTAACGATTCTTTACGGTGCGGTAGGCAACAGCGTTTGGGGTTGAAAAACTTGTGACGCCGGTTTCTTTGGATATATCAACCAGCTTGTGCTTCAGTACTGCCATCTGCTCATCCAACTCGGCTACTTCCGATTTGAATTTATTGGTTAGAGCATCTTTCTTATCGCGTATCTTGATATATGTATCGACAATCTTGTCGATTGGTACTTCCAGTTCCATAGCTATCTCCTGTGTTCGGCTAACGCCGATTTCTTATAGTATCACCTACCTTGACAATGTCAAGAACTAATTATCTATCTCGTTCTTGTAGAGATCAATAATCTTTGAGTGAAAACTTAGTTTGTTTTGCAGCGCCTCATAGAGTTTGGTCTCTATAGGGCTACCTTCGATATGCACAACGGTAACAGGATTCTTCTGTCCTTGTCTATGGACTCGTGCATTAGCCTGAAGGTAATACTCAATGGAAGTTATTGGTGCATACCAAATGACAACATTTGCTGCTGTTAATGTAACTCCGTGAGCCGCAGCTTGTGGTTGGATTAGCAATACCTTCGGGTCTTTCTCTTCTTGAAAGCGTTTAAACGTATCAGTACGTTTCCCAACAGCAACTTCTCCGTTAATAATTTCGTTAGATATGTTGTGCTTATTTAGAAATGTGTGAAGCAGTCCGATGGTATGTGTGAACGGCACAAAGATCAGCACCTTGTGGGTTGCTTCCTCAATAACTTCAAGAATGGCATTTAGCCGCTCAGATACATCGAACTCGATTACGTTCTTGTTGTCGGTGTACACAGCGCCGCCAGCTATCTGTAATAGCTTGGTGAGGTTCGCTGCTGCATTTACTGCAGATATATCTTCACCCGCTGCGCTGATCAGCATGTCCTTCTTGAGCTGCTTGTAGTACTTATTCTGCTGCGGGGTCATCGGTGTGAACCGAGATGTCATAGTTACATCCGGCAGATCAAGGCACTCGGCTTTGGTGTATCTAATCGCTGG